CCCATGACAACCGATTGACCTAAATTCAAGGCTCTCATATGTGCTGCATTTTGACCAGTAGTACCAGTTCCATGAGTATATAGAATTCCATTAATTTCGAATGATTCTTCAAACTCCCATGTTGGGACCTCTAATACTTCAGCAAATCCTTTCATCCATTTTGATGCTACACCATATTCCGATGCAATCTTATATGAGCGTATATCATGATTACCAATACATACTTTCATATTAGGAAATGCTTTATACCAAGACTTTAATTTACTAATAGTATATTTAAGCTCGTCTCCTGGAGAGTAAGCTTCTGGCATAGATGGATGTCTACTAGTTGCATGAGAGTCTATTAAATCTCCAATATGTACAACTGTATCGCAATTCCATTTATGATATTGCTCTATGCAAAATTCTAAATACCCATCTAATTCGTATGGTAGATGTGTATCACCAATTATTAAAATGTTTTTTGCAGTCTTTAAAGATTTATATACTCTTGGAGCAGGTTGCTTAAATGCAACTTCCTTTGGTTTATACGTAGTGCCAAACTTTTTAATATTATCTCTTACAATTGACCTTGCAATTATAACTGTTTCAATATCAGATCTTAATTGATGCGCTACTTTTTTTGCACCCATATCAAGTAGATATGGTTTTTCTTTAAATACTGCAATAACTTCTTCTTTAGTCATGTATTTTATTTTATATTAATACTCATTTACAAACAATGCCTCAACCTATAATCTATGTTTAAATTATAAATTGAGGCAAAGGTAATTAAAGTATTTGGATTTACCAAATATTTTTACTATAAAAAAGAATATAATATAGTATTATTTTATTATACTGTAGCTGATTCTACTTTAGCTGTAGCTGTGTTGTAATAAACCACACCAGCAGCAAGAGCGGTATTTGCAGCAGTTTGGTCAGCGTATGTAGGAATCCCAAGAGCTGTAAGAAGTGATGTTTTTGTAATTGCAGTAGCTACGTCCGTTTTTAATGCAATGTCATCAAATTCAATCACATTCTTAGCGTATCCAACTAATTTTTCAGCTCCAACAAAGATTTGAACTTTGCCAGCCTGTCTATTTTTAAGTGCCATATATTTTATTTATTTTTAAAAGTTTATTATATTCTCTTTCATCTGTATCCACCACAAGTTTTTGAGCGTCCAGACATTTGTGCGCATATATTTGAATTGCAAACTCCGACACTAAGCGCAGCTTCGTTTATGGAATTAAATTCTTCAATTATATTTCCATCTATATCTAATCTTGCAACTCTTCTTGTTTTTGCAGCCTCTATGCGTCTTATTGAGTCTTCAGAAAATCTAGTAGATGCAAATAAAGATTTACGTCTTTTATCCATAGTTTCTTTTGATGGATTTGAATTCGCAATACCTATTTTTCTTCTAGTCTCTTCAGTTTGAATATTACAATCACCACCTTCTGTTAGATTATATCCATTATTGAATGAGTCATAAAACACTATAAATGCCTTTTCTAATTCATTTAATAACCCTATGATTAATTCATGTCTTACTTTTTTAAATTGGAAAACACATTTAATATCTAATCCAGATAATCCATACTTTCTAATAGCATTATGTACTGGTAAACTGCTAGTTTTTGATTCGTATAAATGTTTTTGAATTCTATACTTAACGTTTTTACTTTGACCAATATAAACTTTACCAGATGGACTTGTTATTTTATATATTCCAGGTCTACTTGGAAGTTCTTTATATGAATCCATATATTAAAAGTTACTTGACAAATAAATTCAGCGGTTGAGGTCTGCTATTAAATCGTCTAAAGTTTTATTAATCCCTCTAAATGCTGGTTCAGTTAGCATTTCTTGACATGTCTCTATTTTAGTAACCAAAGCTTGTAAGATTGGTTTTAAATCTTTTGTTGATGGAATGATAGGTTTTAGTATATCGTATCCAGGACGTTCTATTACTCCAGACATAAGTTCTATTATAGAATCTATATAGTCAATTATTTCTGGAAGAAGCGTATTTGTTAGGTTGTGTGTTGCTTGATTGCGAGTATTCCAATGAATCTCTCTAATACGAATATATGACCCAAGCAAACAATTTGTAATCCCTAGCAGAAGTTTTTGTTTATCTTCCATATTGTTATTAATAAAAAAGGGTACGGTGGTTTACCGCACCCTTTAGGTTATTAAGCCGCAGGAGCGACAGGAATAGTTGTTACGCCAGTGGCAGTGTTTACATCACTAGCAATTAATTTTGCAATAGCAGAAGAGGTTCCATTAGCACAAAGAACTGTAATTACACGCAAATCATTTTCTACGCCTACAGCGCCAGAATCAGTAGAACTATAAGTAATATCAACTGTGTCATATAGTTTTGTTGAGTCTACCAAATAAGTAGTGTCAAAAGTGTATGGGAATCCAACATTACGATATTTATCTCCACGTTCTCCAAGATAGAAATATTCTTGGTCGGCAGCAAGTTTATAAGTTCCTTGACCGGCATATCCTTTAGAGACAGAAGCTACAGTTCCCCATACAACATTTTCAGATCCAGTAGAGTCTGTGATAGGCACAAATTGGAAATAGTAATTAAGTGGGCGACCTTGCTGTTTACCTTTAACCCAAGGTTGAGCAATTTCAGTAACTGTGATTACTGCACCACTAGAAGTGATGGTCAACAAGCCAACTGGTTCGCGAGAGAAATTCTTAACAGCCAACGCAGTTAATGCAGTTGCAATGTCAGTTGTGGTATCACCAGTTTTAGCTTTATAAGTTCCACTATATTTGAAATATTGATTCTCAGCAGAACCACTACCCCAATTGCGGAATACAAAACGAATATTGTAGGTTTGACCAACAACAGCAGTATTAATAGTAATAGTGTCAGAGCGCAATACTTTTGCAGCATAAGCCTTACTAGAAGTACTTTTAATTTTAGAAATAGGAATTCGTGGACTGATAATATTCTCGCCCAATGCATTTGTAAACTTTAGATACAATTCATTGTCAACAGTTTTAACTGCTCCAGAATACTGACCAGAACCTCCAGTCCCAGAAGTGTTGGCAACAAATAGTTGCTTAACAGAGTTACTTGAAAAAGTAGCCATTTTTTATTTATGGTATTTAATTAATATTTATTCAGACCTTTTATTTATCTGAACTTGTGATTGTAATGTGTTATCTCGATAATCCCTTGTCGAAAGTTCGACGGCACGATTAATTATCTTTTCTGTAAGAAATGGATTTACATCTAATGAATTTGGAATTACGTCAGACTCAAGGTCAAATGATTTTGGAGTAACTAAATATACAACATCATATTGTTTTATATAGTCATCACCAGCATTATCATCAAACAATATCTTTACATCTCTTTTTGAATCAACTAATGGATCTACATTTATATCTAATCTCCACCCTTTAAGACCATTAGGTTTTTTATATGGATTAGCTGACATTGTATTGAATCCATCATATGTTATTGGTTTAATTGGGATGCCATTTGCTACTCTAACAGTATATGCATACTCCTTTAATATCTTCCAACAATTTTCTGTAAATTCAAATGTCTGATAAGCAATGCCTCTATCAAATCCAATCGTTGGTAGATTGGATGAACCATACGCTGTGGTTGGTATTTTTTCATTTAAAATATATGATGTAAGAATAGACCTATTTTTTTCAAATAAATCTAAACTCTGAGAATACTCATCAATGATTTCAATATGAGCCATAGTCAAGTACATAGAAATTTCATAATCTTCAAGACCAGGAGCTTGATTACTGAATACATTGTTATATTGTAAATTAAATCTATCTCTGACTCATGTAGAATCAATAACTATGTTACTTGCCATTTAATATTATTCTTTTTTAGATTTAAGTTTAGCTTCAAGTGTCATACGAGTTTCTTGTCGCTTTGGACTATTTAAATATTTTACTGCAAATGATAGATTTGAATCTTCGCTATTCTCACATAGCGGTTGACCATCTGCTGTGTAATATAATCCGCTTCTCATGACTACCACGCCACTTTCTACACATTGAGATAGCAATACCTTAGTTTTTAGATTAGGGTCTTTTACAGCGTCTAAGAATGACTTAGGATTAGCTTCAACAATTTTGAATGCTTCTGATTGAATCATATCAAGTTTAGACGCTTTAGACAATCCACGACCGGTTACTGACTCAACTACAAATTTAAGCAATTGTTTATTCTCAAGGATTTTACCAAGTTCAAGCATAGCTTCCATTTTAGATGTCATGCTTGTGTTGTTTTGCTTCATCTCTTCATCTTCATTTACCATATAAAACTGATAAGTTTCCTTGCGAGCGTTGGTAAACTCTTTTAGTGATGGGCAAATTAAATCCTTATTTGTAAGTAAAATTTTATATTTAATGTAATCTTCTGGAATTGATAAGTCTAAATATGTATTAGACTTATTTAAAATAACCTTTTGATTACGCCAAAAATTATCAACCTTTTTATAAATTGATAATGAATTCTTTTCCATACCCATATATTCTTCTAAGAATGCTTTCTCAGAATCAGTAAGTGGATTGGTTAATTGGAAATTTCTTTGCATCTGAACTGTAAATATTCTTACAGCACCATTTGCCATACCACCATAGACCTCATGCTTAGGATCGGTAATATTTTTATTTGGACGTGGCGCAAATTTAATCACCACTTTTTCATTCCGCAAACATGAAATTAACTCATCTTGCTCTACATCATTCTTTGCCATTAATTCTTCTCCCTTGTTAATGTAATTATTTAATTCTAAAGTAGTACATAGCAGAATCACCCGCTATGTACTTATTATTTGATTATCCTAAAATAGATGGGATAATACTCATTGTTCTTGTTGGATCCAAAATGAACACTCCAAGTTGAGTAAAGCGGTGGAATTCTGCTTCATCTTCTTCAAATGACATGTAAGGATTACCCATAGCTCCAGTAAATGGATTACGAATACCTCAGCGATAAGATCTCATTTCGTCTTGATTCTTGATTTTTGCAATTTGTATGTTTGGCATATCCATCGTACCGATGTACAATATGTCAAATCTATAAGACATGGCAGGACCTCCTTCCAGAGGATTTTGTTATCGTGCTAGTTTTTTATCAAGCACATCCTGGGGTCGCCCCCTTACTCTACTTCTGCGGAATAGAGATATATTGATTTAATTATCAATAGGCTCAGCGTACATTTTCAACCACTATAAATGGTTGTCTATCACTCTTGGGCTTAGTATTATATTCTGTATAAATACAGTTTCAACAGCCTACGCGTTACGGTGGTAAATACTTTTTAAATACCTACTTACCTCGATGTTTTCTTATATGTGTTTCCACTTATTTCTATGAACTATATTGTATATTGTTGTTTTACCAACACCATATTCAATAGCCATACCTTTTTGTGTACCACCATTTTTATATCTTTCTCTAATAACTTTTACTAATTCATCACTAAGTTTGCAGTTTGGACTTTTAATGCCTTTAAGCGTTAAACCATTTTGCATTGCATGTTCAACATTCTGATAATTAGTACACCATTCAAGATTTTCGACATTGTTATTTGTCTTACACCCATCAATATGATTTACAAAATCATAATTATTTGGATTTGGTATAAATGCAATTGCGACTAATCTATGTATAAATTGGTTATTTCCAATTCCATATATACATAGGCAAGTTCTAAGATAACCCTTTTTAGTGGTTTTTGTCATAGAACTTATTCTTTCATGATTTTTGTAGATTCTTTTTAATCTACCAGTATTTGAGATTTTATATTCTCCACTACCAATGTGTATATTTCTAAATTCTTCCATTTGAATAAATTATAAATTTTTACAAAGGTAATAAAAATATCTGATATTACAAAATTTTTATAAGACTTTCTTCGATTTTGATAGAAGTTTACTCGCAACTTACGCTGCGAGGCCCCAAAGGATTCTAGGGTGCATTATCTTATTGCGCACTAAGTCGTCATATAATGGGTCCGACTCAACCCTAATTGTAATGTTATTTGGTGCTTTATATTCAGTGAATTGGAATCCAGCAGATAAAGCATTGTCATGGATTTTACTCCCAGACTTGCTAATAACACCAGGATTATTTACACTTGAAGTCAAAAGACCAGTTGGATACCAACCAGACACCATATCTTTAACAGCTTTATTGAACTTAACAAGACCACGTTCACCAGTACGGAATACAAATGTACGTTCATCTTTATTATATAAGTCTAATTTAGAAGCAGATAATTCTAGTAATGCATCTTCTAACAATTTAATGTCAAAGTCATTGTAGTATTGAACATTGGCAACTTCCATTTGAGCACGTATCAATTTTTGTTATCGTGAAAGCTTTTTATCTTTCACTTCTTATACTTTGTCATCGTATAAGTTCAGCATATATTTTCAACCACCATTCGTGGTTGTCGGATACTCGTGGGAAAATTCTATTCTTAACAGTAAAAGAATGGATCAAATCCATTTGCTTTTAAAAATTTTCTAACAGTACTTCGATGAAGTCCAAGACTTTTGGATATTTCAATCGGTTTTATTCCTGAATGATACATATCAAAAATTCTATTCTTATTTTCTGGAGATAATCCAGTCCCATAATGAATATGATGTTCTTTTAATATGTCAGTTATTTTTGGAATATCTGCTTTATAAAATCTTGCTACTTTTACGGCAGATTTCAATTCATAAAATTTAGATATTACTTCATCATGATTAAATGGCTCTCTTCTGTGACAATCATCACCACCTCTAGTTAGATTGTATCCCATTGGAGTGAACGAATTATATTGTTTAATGTATTTCATCTCTAATTCATTTAAGAGATTTTCATCACATTCTTCAATTAATTCTATTTTGAAATTATTTTGACCATATTTTCTAATGGCTGAAGCCATTGCATATCCTCTGCCATTTCTAGCATCAGATAAGTGATTTGTATATCTATAACTTAATGGATATATTGTTTGACCAATATATAATTTACCATTAATATTATTTGTAATTTTATAAATTCTACCTTTTCGCATTATTAAGTTTTCATTTCCTATGCGTTACACTGACGTATATCTTTTATTATATACGTTTAGCACGGTATTAGCCATTGATTTGAAGGCCTTCACCGTTTTTACCCAATTTTCTAGCAACTTATTACTAAGCTGCGACGGCATACAAATTGCTACCGTCCCCTGTTTTAATTACTTCGCCAGACTCACCATAGTTCATGTATTCACCATTAGAGTTACGGTTAGATTTACCATACATGATAGCGTTACATTTGTATTCAGAGAAAGTTTCTTCAACTTTCATTTCTACGTAATGCATCCACATTGTGCTTTCAACATTTTTGTTGTTTGCATCCTTCATGGTAACTGGAACAGCCAATTTACGATTAAGCATATTACCAGGAACACGCTCTTTCAAACGAATAGTAGTCCATTCGTTACGCATTGCTGTAGGAGTAGTATAACGTACTGCACCAACACCTTTAGACCGACTAGATTCAACTGGAGCGAATTCAAAAGAGAAACGTTTGCCAGCGGCTAATTCTTCAGCAGGAACACCTGTCAAAAGACCACCCATAGCTTCAACTTTATAAACGTAATTTGAACCTTCAACTCTTGGTTCTGCAAGAACACGAATTTGATATAGTTCATTCTTTTCACCTACGATGATTTCACCCTTACCAAACCAGTCTTCAGCGAATACCAAATAAAATGGAGCGCCAGCTACACCACCAAATTCAGAACCATCTATGACAGTACCATCATCGTGACGAGCTTCAACTAATTCAATATTACGACGAGAACTACCGATCACGGATCAAAAGTAGTCGTTGTCATCATCAAAGTACTTAATAGGAAATTGTTTTAAATAATCTTCTAGAGTTTTACCCCTGTAATTTGCAAGCAATTGAACCATTTTTTCAGTTGCCTTTTGTGGTGCTAAGGAATACATAGCACCAAGATGGTTCTCTTTAGCGAGCGGATTGTTAACCTATAGGCTTTTTATCCTATAGTTCTATAAGTTTATCATCCCTATAGCTCAGCATATATTTTTACCCAATTCATAACTTTGGGTATTGCACACTCGTGGTAGTTTATCTTCTATATAATAGTTCCACCTACTATGCGTTACGATGTCTTAAATTATTTACTATCTAAGATTATCTCGGTATTCCCCTTATAATTGATGGGGTTCACCGATATTGCGCAATGTTTACTTGTAAATTACTTTACAAGGGGGCCTCGAATTGACCCTTAAATGATTGGAACTCTAACATTCCGAATTTTGATAGCTGATTAGCCATTTAATTTTATTTTAATTGGTTGATTTTATATTTTTTATTAAGCAAACTTCCAACCTTTAGGAAGCATACTTGAATGAGAATTTTCGTCTAATCCAGAATTGAAATCTACTGAGCCATCAATATTAAGTGGAGTATTCTTCAAGCGCTTATCTAAATCTTTCAATGCGCTTTTAGTACCCTGCTTAACTTTTTGACCAACTAGTTTATCAACATTTTTAAATCCATCTGTTAGTTCATAAAATAGACTAAAATAATATTCTGAATCACTAGGATTCTCTTTTGAATATTTTTGTAATGATGTCAACAGTTTGCCATCCGAATCTTTATGAACTGGCTTTACTATATTGTCTAATACCTTTTGTCTAGTAGCTTTATCAACTTTGATTCCAAACGGATCTTCTGTTTCTAAAATTTTCTTTTTAAATTCTGAGACCTGTTTATCTCTCTCAAGTTTTTCTTGCTTAACTTTTAATTTATTCTTTTCAATCAACTCATCATACTCTTCTTTGAAATACTCCTTATTACTATCTAATGCTAATTTAGCATCTTCTACATCAGTTCCAGCATTGAAGGACTTATTGACTTCTTTTTGTGCTCGTTCAGGCTTAAAACCTTTGTTAATGTAATCTTGATAAATAATTTGCTTTCTAAGATTTTCAGATTCATCTGATTCATCGATCAACACATCTTCTTCAATTCCATCAAGATATGTCAAGGCGTTTTCAAAACGCTTGATATCATCTATCTGTACATTTACTGCAAGTGCCTCATCAATTCTTTTTTGACGATCATCCATTCTAGCTTTAACCTGAAGTTCAATTGCTTCTGCAAATTTCTCAGGTGTAGTTGCTTCTTGAATAAATTCGTCTGTAAGATCAGGTAGAACCCCATCATCCTTTAATGCTTTTAAGTAGGCGGAAGAGTGAGTTAACTTGGGAGAAGAACCTTTATCTTTATCGGATTTAAGTAGTTCTACCGTTTCTTCTTCATTATCACTATCATCGCCTACGTTCCCCTGCGGATTGTCCTCATCAAAAATGACTTCTGGAATAACCACATCGGCGGGTTTTTCTTTATTTTCTTCATCAAATGGTGAATCAGTAGTTTGTACTGTATCGTCAAATGGACTGTCGGATGCATCTTCTACTGCACCCATACTTAAACCTTCGTCTGCGCCAAAAAACATACAGACTTTTTTATTAAACTCTTTCATTAATTTCTCCCTAATTAAATTATAAACTCTTGCAAAGATAATTTAAACAAATTGAATTTTAAAATTTATATATTTTTCGGTATATAAATTAAAATTGCATTATAACTAAATTATATTTATATACACTTTCTCTTTCTTTACATTGATAGCATTTGATATTTTATCAAAAATCAATGTAAAGTATTTTACAGAGCTAGAAACTTTTCCTTGAATATCATTTACTCCAGGAAGCAAACATCCGTGTGTATCAACTGCTGAATTTCCAGGATGAATACGTATTCCTTCATATCCAGGAACATTGAGTAATAGCGGTAGATATTTTTTAAATCTATTAGAATAAGTAATTACGACTTCATATTTACCAGCAGGTATTGCAGTATCTCCATATACCTTGCATTCTCCAGCATCATCAAAATCACCATCTTTATTTTTATCAATTAAAACTCTAACTGGATCTTCGCAAATGTTACATATCTTTACACCATCAATATAGAAATCACTTATGGTGTATTTATCACCTTTAAATTTTCTTACTTGTTTTAATTCCATATTATTCTTTTATTTCCTTTTTATTAATACATATCGGAGCATCTGCGCAGGTAAACTTGTTTTCAAGTATTTCAAGTCGATCCTTTATCTCGCTAACTTCTCTCAACAACTCTTTATTTTGCGCTGTGACGATTTCGTTTGACTTTACTAATTTTGCATTAGACTTTAAAAGCTTTTCGTTCTGAGCACTTAGAACTTCATTTAATCTTTCAAAAAGTTCAACTTGCATTAACTTATTCTCAGTATCAAGCTTCTCGGCTTCAATTACACTTTTCTTAGTATCTGCCTCATTCTTTTTAATTTCGGAAGTATTCTTCTTCCTTCCAAAAATATAACCAATTAAGGTTACTAGTATTAACGCCAATGCGCCTAAAACTGCCTCTATCATTTATTGTAATTTAA